AGGGAGCGTTCCACCATGCCGATCAGGGTAACTTGACGTTCTTCCATCCGGGCAAGCCGCTCGGACATAGAGCCAAACTTTTCGCGAAGATCATGGATCTCATCAAGACTCACGACCCCTACCCTCCAGATACTTTAACGCAACGGCCAGATGCACGACAGCGTCCACAATCTCGTCCCGATCCCGACCCTCCTCTACAATGCGCTTGATCGAGCGGTTGACGCTCAGAAGGTGCTTCACCTTCCCGATGTACTTCGTCTCCCTCGCCACCGTGTTGTTCTCCCCGGCAAACCTCAACGCCTCCCTGAAACATGCGTACTCCTTTTGCGTCATCAAGAAACGCAAACTCAAATTGGTGAGCCAGATGGCGAGGGGTTTGATCATTCAACGTGGTATTGGTTGGCGTAACTTTCGGCTGCCTTGCCCATCACGAACTGTACATACTCTGCATCGGTATTTATCTTGTCGCTAGAGTCGTCGGTCAAGGCTGTATTGTATGCTTCCCTAGCTTTGGTAATGCCATCAAGATGGCTTTGCTCGGTAATTTCAATCGAAAAGATCATTCCGCTTTATCCTTAGCAGTTAGCTGTTCCTCAATCGCCTGTGCAATCGGCAAGGCCAAGACGGAGGCGTTCAGCCCTCCCGCCTTCACGGCGAGGTCGAGGAGTTGCATGGTGTTTTTGGCCTGTTCTTCGGTGAGGTGGATTTGTTTCATAAATTACGGCCAAGTGGCAATTGCCACCCGCTTCCAAGTGTTTGCGGCGGTGCAGATATAGATATAATCAGAATCATATCGAACATCACCAGCCGTGCCTGTCGCTCCTGCGGTGGCTGGCGCAGTCCCCTGAAGCCTTAATTGGGCGTCCAGAGTCGTGTAGCCAGTATCATCGGCCAATCGAATCTGAAGAATTGCAGATGATCTCTTTAGGGCTGGGAAAGATGAGGTTGCCCCGCCAAACTCAAGCATTGTTGCAGAACCGCCAAACACAAGACGAAGATTTCTGTTGCTACTATTATGAGTAAGTTGAGATCCGCTTGACCATCCATAGGCTGCGTTCCAATCGCCAAAAGTTGAATTAGTGGAACTAAATACCCAAGAACCAGAAGTAAAATTACCAAATTTATCCATCTTAAATAATGAGGCACCGTTTTTTTGAAAATCAAAAACAAGGCTAGAATTTGATGATGCAGTATCGGTAAAATTAACAACAAACCCGCTAAATGTTACGCCAGAGCTATTCCAAGTTTGTGTAATTGAAAGTGGCGTTGATACCGTTACCGTTCCAAGCGGAAGTCTTAATTGTCTCTGCGTCCCCGTCCCAGCCGCCTCCGCCCCAATCTCTAGGACGTTACTGCTCCACCTAAAGAATCCCCGCTCGTAGTTGCTTGCGTCTGTGAAGGTGTTGTAGAGGCGGAAAGTTTGGGCGTTGGTTCCGTTTCTCTGTCCAAATGTGTTTGCCGCATCTCTGGCTAAAATAACATCGCTATTTATTCTAAATGATCCACCAGACGAAGTTTGATTTATGAAGTTATTATCAAAAATACTACCACCCATAGTAACTGTAAATTGTCCGGCAGTTATTGTCTTTTGATTTGTGGGGCCGCCAAATGTTATGACTCCAGATTTGTTTACGTTGAAAAAACTACTTCCCCCAACCTGCAAATCCATCAGCAAGCTCGATGCATTGCTGGCCGTATCGGTTACATTGGCTCGCAAGGCCGTAAACACCACACCTGCGCTGTTCCATGTCTGGGCAAGGGTAAAGGCTGGAGAGCTTGAGGTCAGCGTTCCATTGTTTGCCGACAGCGTGGTAAACGCCCCCGTGTTCGGCGTGGTGGAGCCGATGGCCGACGGACTGGCCAGATCCACGCTACTGCCGCCGCCGAAGAAGCCCATAAACTAACCCTGCACTCCGATGACTCTGGCAGTGCCTGTGGAAGTAATCGCCGCAATCGCCCCGGTGGGGATGAATGATCCCTCCCAAGTAATACCCTGCCCTGCGGTAAGCTGAATGTCGTCTGTTGCGCTGGCCGTTCCGTTGGTGTCAATAAACACCGTTCCGCTGGTGCATTGCACCAAAAGATAGTTGCGGGTGGAGTTGGTGGCGAACAGGGTTCCGTTGGTTGTGCCAGCAGTCAAAGTTCCAGTGCTGGTCGTGCCACGAATGGGCGGAATGCCATCCGCTACATCCGCCTGAAGCGTGGTAAGCAACGCCTCAATCTCGGTGAGATTGGCGTTAATCGACATGGTCCCGCCGGATAGCGGTCCCAAGCTTTCAATAATCGTATTCCACTGGCGGCCCATTATTTTGTCTCCATTGCGTCAACTGCGCTCTGCATCGTTGGTGTATTAGGGTAGATGGTTTCTGGGAAGTCGTCAACGCTCTGCTCCGGCTTGCATCCGGCAAGCAGAAGGCAGAGCGTCAACGCCCTAACCACAAATTTAGTCCTTGCGGACGTAGATTGCGATAGGCCCACCGGACGACAGGATCACCTGGGAAATATCCCCAACAACCGTTGCCCCGCCAGCTAAGGCGAGTCCTGTGTGCGTCACGCCACTGATGGTCAGTCCGATGGTTCCAGCCGAAAGAGCCGTAACGCCATCGAAAGATCCATCATTGGTGGAAGCAGAGGTTGCAATGGTCGTCCCCGCTTCACCCAGAGTAAGTCTGGATAGAAGGCGCATTAGCTGTGCAGTGCGATGCGGTAGGAAGTACCGTTGAGGGTCACGTTGAGCGAAGCCGGGGCGGTTGCAACGGTGTTAACCGTGCCGCCGCTGGAGGACGCAGTGATCTCAAACACATTGGTGAAGCCTTGGGCATCAAAGCGCAGAGCTTTCCCCTTGGCCTTACGTTCGGAACGTACAAATTCTTTCGCCATATAATTTATCTCCTTTGAGCCGCCGCACGTTTGATGCTATCTGGCGTGTGCCGACTCTTGAATCTACTGCCAAGTTTTTGTTCCTGGCGGTAATACCCCTTCATAAGATTTGTTTGATTGACTCCCAGCGGATTGTCGAGGGGTTCGCCAACCCCCACCAGGCTCAATCTTTGTGGCACTTGGAACCTTTTAAGGTAACGCGGGACTGAGTCCCGCTCCGCAACCGGCTTCTCCAGTTCGACGACAGATCCGTTTCGGGTGTCTTCGTACTGGTAGATCGGCATTAGGAGTAGTTCTCCTTGTCGGATTCCTCGGCCATCTTCATCATCCGGTCTTCCTCGGACATCTCCGGCTCGTTGGATTCTTCGGATTCGGACTCCTCGGCCATCGCATTGCTCACGCTCACGATAGCCATTTCGCCGTCAATCCGTTCCACCTTGCCTTCGAGTTCCACCATGTCGCCAACTTCGGGGGTAGAGTTCTCCTCGCCCTCGCTGATTTCAAACATGGACAGAGGAAGCTTAACCATACCTTCTTTCATCGACTTCTCCTTGGTGGAAGGAGCGGGGGAGGTTTTACCCTCCCCCGCCTTCCGGGGACCCATACCGATAATCAGCATGGCTCCCATTAGAATTACGAGTAGTTCGACTTGCTGAACAACACCCGGAAGAACCGAGGGTCGAGCTGCTTGGCGGCGTAGAACGTCTTGAAGGACGCAACAACGCGCTGGCCGTAGGGGTCGGACTTGTCAGCGGCATCCAGGATCGTGACCTTCGGAGCGAATGGCGAGCCGGAAGCGGCGACCGAGGACAGGCTCGGAACGCCAAACGCACCACCACCGAGCAACACATTCGCGTAGACCGCGCCGGTGCTGACCGTGGCTTCACCCACGCCGGAGGCGGAGGTGTTGAACGTCTGAACGTTGGTGGAGCTAATCACGCTCACGCCGAACAGTTTGCCAGTTTCGCCCTTGAAGATTTGATCCGGGGCGGAGTAGCTGGAGACCTTCAGCCAATCGTCGTCCTGCTGGAGATCGCGGATAACGGCGGGGTGCGCGACGAGCGCGTAGCCGTCCTTGATCTTGGGAGCGCGGGCGATGAACAGGCTGGTCGCACCGTCCAGAAGGTCGGTGGCGGTCATGCTGCTGTTGGGGGTGGAGGCCGTGCCGAAGGTCGTGCCGTTAGTGCCGTTCTGGGCATAACGAGCGTAGGACTTCACGGCAACGCCAGTGCCAGTGCTGGTCGAGGAATCCTGGACCAAAGCGCGGTGGCAGAGGGTGTCGGCGTGCAACGCAGCGTCTTCGCCGAGTTGCTTGGTGGCCTGGGCGAGGTGCGAGAAAAGCTCAGTGGCGAGCAAAACATCGGTGAGGATGATTTTGGAGCCGTACTGAACCAAGGTCGCTTCGACCGAGGAGAGCGTCAGATCACGCTCGTCACCGCTGGAAGGCGTAGTGCCTTCGGAGAGGTTGGCGATTGCGCTGATGCTCGGGTCTGAGAACCGGAAGAACCGGATCGTTTTGTTCCCACCCGTTTTGGTCGGGTAGGGGGTTTTCATAGCAAACTGCTCCATCTGGAGCAAGGGGAGCGCACGCTCCAGCAACGCCTTCGAGAAGTACGTCTGGAACTGCGCGGTTACTGAACCAGTAGTGACCATTGTAGTTATATCCTTTGTTGTGACTAACCGTTCCTATCAACCTCGCCTGCCATCCTCATCAATTCGCGTTCCTGCTCGTCTAGCGAGAGTTCGCTGAAAGACTTGGTCTTGGCCGGACCTGACGGTTGGCTGGAAGCCGGTGTCGTCGCTTTTCTGAGTTGAGCGAGTTCTCGCTCATACTCTGCAACCTTCTTCTTCAAGTCGGAGGCGGTTTCCGCCTGGAGCCTGATCTTGGCAATCCCAACCGCGTCCTTGATTCCCGCAGGGTAATTGCGGAGGATCGCGTGGTTTTGCAGCATTTCGGAGACGGCCTTGTAGAGCGAGCTATTGGAATCCTTGAGATCGGGGTTGGCCTCGACCTCCTCAAGCAGGTTTTTGTCCCAGGCCGATTTTAGTTCGGTTTGGGTTTTCTGCTCGATTTCCCTGCGCTCTTCAGTCTCGACTTCGGTGGCTTTTGTCTCAGCGAGCTTTGCAAGATCGTCGCGGCCTTCTTCACGATAGCTCTTTGCCGCCTCCCGGTAATCGTCCGCGCTAAAGCGTCGATTTCCAGTTTTCGGCGTTTCAGAACCAGGCTGCGAAGCCTCCCGCTTGGCTTTCGCCTGCTCGATGGCTTCACGCTCTGCTTTGAGTCTTGCTTTTTCCGCTCGGACATCTTCCCACTCTTTTTCGAGTCTGCCCTTGGCCTTCTCGTATCGGGACGGCTTCTTTTGTTCGGAAGCCGACTCCGACTTGTCTTCTGAAGGTTGCGTTGTTAAAGAACTTTTTGCCTCCTCGGATTTCTCCTCGTTGGCGGAAACTTCACTCGAAGCTTCCTGTTTGGTTTCGGCTTCCTCGGCAGGCGCGGGCTTCTGCTCGGTATCTCCGCTAGCCTTTTCGGTTGCAGGTACTTCAGCTTTGGGTTTTTCGTCTTCCTTGGGAGTGGGATTGTAGTCCCGTCCCTCGTCAGCCGCTTGCGCCATCGCCAGAATATCCGCTTCCGTCAGGTTATTCGAATCAGCCATTTGACCCTTTCTTACACCCATTCGCCGGGAGTCATTCGGCGGTGAGGTTAATCGACTACTGGTTCATCGGACCCATCGCCGTAGTCTGCGATGGCCGAGTTTAGTTTTTGGGTTGCGAGCGATTCGAGAACCGCGACACAACCTCTAAAACCTTTAGCATAACCACAAGCCTCTGCAAGTTTGGAACCCTCTTTCATCACGGCGTTTGAATTTTGGCGCAGGGTTAGATTAAGCAAAATAAGGCTAATCCGCTTGCCGGTTGGGGTTCCAAGGAAGGCAGTCCAAGCCTTCTCGTCCTCATCCTCCCACTTGGGTTCGTCCACCCACTCCTGGTTTCGGATGAAGGACAGTATGGCCTTAAGCTTTCTCATACCACTACCGCCCAGGAGTCGCCCTGGAAAAGCGCGACTTCCTTGCCGTTAAGAGTCTCGGATAAAGCCTTCTGTACAGCCGGGAAGGACCAATCGTGTCCAGCCAGCACCCCGCCTTTACGCAGTTTCGGCTTCCACCCCTGGATGTCTGCCACAACCGCTTCATACCTGTGATCGCCATCAACATAGATTAGGTCAAGCGATTCATCGCCCACGAACTCCAAAGCGTCAAGACTTTTCCCACGGCTAAAGGATACGTTACCAAGACCCTTGGTACGATTCTGGAAAGCCTCAAAAACAAACTTCATCGGGCATTGGTGGCTGGCGACATCATTCAGGTCGTAGCCGTTGATCCAAGGATCGACCGCCAGAACCTCTTTGAAGTACTTGGCGATAACCTCGGTTCCCTCACCGCTATACGCGCCGATCTCAACGGCCTTGCCGTTTGCGCCTTTCTCGTTTGCCCACTGGCAAAGTTTTGCCAACCCCTCCTGCTGGAAGGGCGGTCGCATTACCGGAACCTTCAAGCAGGCATCGGAGCGGCGGGTTGTGCGGCCTGCGGAGCAAT